CGTGTAGATTCACCAAATTCATCATCTAGCAATATCATTGATAATACTAATTTTAATTTGAGTGATGTATCAGATGTTGATTATCAAAATAAATTAATTACAGAATATCTTAACAATAAGAATTTTAATCCTTCAAAAGATACACTTGATAAGATTTATAAAATCAATAAGGATTTAAATGCAACTTTGGAAAAAGAATCTGTTGTAAGAAATATCAGATGGAAACCAAAGAAGTTTGAATTTGATAATATGTTTAGTTATGGTGAAGAAAATGTCATTGACTTTACCAAAATGCATAATGTAGTTGGACTATTTGCTAATAACGCATCTGGTAAATCAAGTATATTGTCTGCTTTATCTTTTTGTATTTTTGATAAATGTGATAGAGCATTTAAGGCATCTCATATTCTTAATACACAAAAGATGTCATTCCGTTGTAAGTTTAATTTTGAAGTTAATGGTGTAGATTTCTTTATTGAAAGAAAAGGTAATGCAGATAAGAAAGGTAATGTTAAAGTAGATGTTAAGTTCTGGAAAGAAGAGGGTGGTAAAGTAGTTGAACTTAATGGAGAAGCTCGTAGAAGTACTAATGACATCATTCGTGATTATGTTGGTACTTATGATGACTTTATTTTAACTGTTTTGAGCATTCAAAATAATAAAGTGGGTTCGTTTGTAGATATGGGTCAAACAGAAAGAAAAGATTTGTTGGCTCAATTTATGGGACTTACCGTATTTGATAGTTTATATAATGATGCGTCTGATAAAACCAAAGAAATCAATTCATTATTGAAGAACTTTAAGAATACTGATTACACTCAAAAGTTATTGAATTTAAATTCTGACATTGAGAACTTTTCTGGTTCGCTAAGAAATGAAAATGTTAATTTAGAAAAACTAACAGATAAAAGAGAGTCTGAAAATGAAAGACTTTTGGAAGAAACAAAGAAAATTATCAATGTTAATGGTAACATTGTTGATATTGTATCTCTTGAATCAAAGAAAGTTTTATTGAGTAATTCTATATCAACACAGTCATCTAGTTTAGATTCTTATAAAAATCAATTATCATCTATTGAATCTACATTTAAGGAATACGATGAAATCATAAAGAATTATGATATTGAAGATATTACAACTAAGTATGATTCACTTAAGGAATTAGAAAGTTCATTGAGTCAAAAAGAACAAGGTATTGAAAAGAAAAAGATTGTTGTTACATCCAAATTACAGAAACTAAAGAAATTGGAAGAACATAAGTATGATCCAAATTGTACTTTTTGTACAACCAATGTATTCGTTAAAGATGCAATTAAAACAAGAGAAGAACTTGAATCGGACAAAGTTGAAGCTCAAAATCTTGTTGGGGAATATACAAATCTTAAAAATAAAGTAAATGAATTGTCTTATATAAAAGATGATTGGAAAAAGTATAATGACACGCATAAATTGCATGTTGAAACACAATCCAAGATTAATAAATTAAATAATGAAATTTTAAAAATATCAAATAAGATTAGTTCTGATCAGAACAGTCTTATTAATATTGAAAATCAGATTGAAGAATATTATAATAACAAGGATGCGATTGAATTCAATAAGACAATTAAAGAAACAATTGATGTAATTAAGTCTAATATCAAAACAATTGATTTTGAAATTAAGAATGTGAACAATAACATTATTAGTTATAATACCAAGATTTCTGGATTAGAAGAACAAAGAAAAACAATTCAAAAGTCAATTGAAGATGTAAAGGTACTTGAAGTTGAATATGAAGCATATCAATTATATACAAATGCTATCTCTAGAGATGGTATTCCATATGAATTGATTAGTCAGGCTCTTCCAACAATTGAAAAGGAAGTTAATAACATATTAAACCAGATAGTTGAATTTACGGTAATCTTACAGACTGATGGTAAAAATGTAACTACACATATTAATTATGAGGATAAACGCTGGCCACTAGAATTGGCTAGTGGTATGGAAAGATTTGTTAGTTCATTGGCTATGAGAGTAGCGTTAATTAACATTAGTAATTTACCAAGACCCAATTTTATAGCTATAGATGAAGGGTTTGGATGTGCAGATGCTGATAATTTATCGTCTATGGGTGCTTTATTTGCTTTCTTAAAGACAAATTTTGATTTTGTATGGATTATCAGTCATTTGGATAGTATGAGAGATATGGTTGACAATAGACTTGAAATTAAGAAAGAAAATGGATTCTCTAAAGTTAATTATGTATAATTAATGGGTATATATATTTATAGTATATATGCCCAGCATAAAGACAGGTCAAATTTTAGGTTTATCAAGTCAAACTGTTAATATAGAAGATAAGACATACTTATCCGAATATTTTAACCTTACAGAGTTTTCACCTGAATTCTTTGTAGGGAAAAATGCGCTAGTAATCAATGGAAGTGATAAACTTAAAATTGGCGCAGAAATACTTACCGAAGCATTTGATGGTAATGGTGTACCTCTTTTTATAGAAAAAGCTATTAGTGTTGATCAATTAACAAACAAAAGAATTATTGTACTATCAATCTATGTCTATGAACAAAATTCAATTGGTTCTGGAAAGATAATTTTAGTATCTACAACCACAGATAATAAAACGGTAAGATGGACAGCAAATATAAATATAAATGTTAATAAAGTTACCGATTCAAAAATTAGATTCTATAATCAACCATTAATTGAAGTTGAACCAATATTATCTTATGCAGTATCATCATCCGTAGAAAACAATCCAAAAACAGTTACAGGCAGTTTTCTATCAACTGCAGTCCAACCTAAAGCAGATTTTGACATTCAAAAATTTGGATATAGAAAAAATCTTGTAGATTATAGAATTATTGATAATTCTGCAAATTTTAGTTCAAGTTTAAAAAATTTCCAAGTACAATTGTATGTCAATAAAATTAGAGATTATGCGAGTTTAAACGAAATCAGTGTCAATACTACATCGTCATTTTTAATTAAAGATGTATTAAATACTACTACATTAATTTTAGATACGCCATTTACTTATAATAATAAAGTTGCTACGATTACAAGTGGTAATTATAAAATTGTTTATAATGATATTACTTATAATTCCAATTTATTTTTATCTTCGTCTTATTTGCAAGAATCTTTGGGATTAAGTGGTGCAAAACAATATAAGAAGTTTTCTTATGCGAATATAATTTATAAAAATATTAATACTTTTACAGGTAAACCTGCAAAACATAAAGTTTATAGAAAAAGTTTAAGAACTCTTGGTGATTTTGAATCTGTAATTGATGAAACATTCGGTGATACTGAAATATTAAAAGATCCTGTTACACCAAATAAAGCATTTGAAAGATTAGGTGTATTTTTTAGCCAGTTTCATATAAATAATTTTTGGTTTACAAGTTCAAATGATTTGAATCTTAAATATGACAATCAAACATTCGTTGATGGATTAAAAATATCCGGTAGTAATCTAAATGGTACATATGCAATTGTAAAAGCAAATACATCATTTACAAACAGAAATGTTTCTTATTTGCCTTATGACGCAAATCAACAATCAGAACAATCAGGATCAAATTTTGACAGTAACTTTTTGGGTTTTTATAAAGATACAGATTATGTTTTATCATTCAGAACATCTGTAGTAGAAAAAGATTCTTCTGCAATTTCTAAATTAAAGTTTTATATTACTAGTTCATTACCAAGTGTAAGTAAAAATCTAGGATATGATTCAAATCGTGGTGTATTAATTGCTGAATTTGTTTATAGTGGAAGTACAACCGGAAAATATTTTGATCAAAAACAAAATTTTGAATTTAAATTTCCGGAAGATCTTTATGGTACTTTAGTTGTTTATCCTGAAAATGTCAAACAAATAATTGTATCTGACTTGTCAATAAAAGTTTCTGAATTGTATGGATATACTGGAAATGCATATTATGTAAAAGTTCCATTCCCAATAAATGTAGCTAATGAAGTATTTGAAATAAAATCTGAACTGTATGATGTAAACTCAAATCTTTCTTATACTAATTTAAGAACCGTTCAAGTTTTTGATCCGTCTGGCAGTAGTTCGCCTCCAGATATTGGAAGCAGTACGACGATTTCAACTGATAATTTAATTGTTACTTCAAGTATTACTTGGATTAGTCCAGATTGTATATCTAATAGTCCTGTTCCTTTTAATTATTTTCTAACTTGGGATTCTGGTTCCGGGAAAATTTGTGTAATGACTTCTAGTGCGGTTGCTTCTGGAAGTATTATATCTGGAAGTGGTGGCGGTAATATTACTTCTATAATTGGTGGACCAGGAGTAACTATAATAAGTGGATCTGGTCCGATAGTAACTATTAGTGCGAGTGCTGGTGGAACAGGAAGTGGATTTCCATTTACTGGAAGTGCAGAAATTACAGGATCTTTGACGGTTACAGGATCGATATATTCATATAATATTACCTCTAGTTTATATGGTACTGCTTCTTGGGCAATTAGTGCATCAAGAGCAATTACTGCAAGTTATACAGTTTCATCCAGTTATTCTAATACATCTAGTTATTCATTAAGCAGTTCTTTTGCTACTAGTGCTAGTTATGCTAATAATGGAATACCTGCGGGAGGAACATCATCTTATATTTTAGCAAAGAGCAGTTCAAATGATTATGATACTTATTGGATACCTGCACCAACAGGTCCAGCAGGTCAAGGTGAATTTTCTTTTACATCTTCATATTTTAGTGGATCTACATCGTCAATTACCTGTTCAACTGATTATTCTTTTTGGCATTTACATACACTCAATAATTTAAATGTACATATTAGTTCATCAGTAGAATCAGGCTCATTTAGTATTAGATTAGTCTCTTCTGGAAGTACAAGTAACACAATTAATTTTTATCCATATCAACAAATAGAATGGAGTGGTGTAGCCGGTTTTGACGGTCCAGGAAGTGGGTCAATTGAAGAATCAGGTTCAATTACACTTGCACCATCTCAAGAAATGGTTTTATCCTTTATTTATTATAATAATACATCTTCTTTGTATCCCGAGAAGAAATATAGTGCATTTGTATCCGATTTAAAGACGCCAGGATTAGAAAATAAAACAATTATACCAAATCTTTATTTAATTGGAGAAGGTGATTATAGTATTGGTGGTGGTGGATTGACTGATCCAAATGCTTATATATTTACAATTAATGGAGGCGGTACAAGTCAAGACTTAAGTGGTATTGGAAGTAAAACATTTTGGGGATGGGCGCCCGTATATGTTGAAGGTGCTGGACGAAGATTTTTTCCTTTATACCAATAATTTTAAAATTGTTTATAAATATTAACATCTTGAATTTTTTGGGAATATTTATATTTAGATTTTTTTATCAAAATTTCTACATTTGAAAGGAATTTAACATATGCCAATAACTGAAGGAGGAAAATTTAGTCCTGTTGACCGTATAGTCAGTCCAGGAGTATTTACAAGAGAAAACGACCTAAGCGGAGTAGCACAAGGTGTTGCTGATATCGGAGCAGTAGTACTTGCTCCGTTTCCAAAAGGTCCTGGATTCGCACCAACATTAATCACTAACACTGCCGATCTTGAAGAAAAGTTCGGTGTTGCTGATGGTGTTTATTATGGTCCATACACTGCAAAAGAATACTTAAATGAAAAAGGATTCGTTACTGTTTGTCGTGTAGGTGCATTAACTGGATATAGACAAATTAATCCATTCGTAATCTGGGCACAACCAGGTACATGGGCCAGAAGCGGTTCTGCTGGTGCTTTAAACAGTGGTTCATCATATGTACTATATGACAGTGATAATATTTCAAGTACATTTACCTATGCTTCAGGAAGTGGTCCTGACAACGGAACATTGTCATTTATATCTGGTGCAACATTTACCGCAAAATTTAACTCTGTTGCTGGAGATGCTACTGATTTAAATATAAACTCTACAAGTGGAAGTTTATATAATAGTGGTCAAACTTACAGTTTTACTATAGGTTCCGTATCATTTGCTACATCACATGTAACCTCTTCTTATCAAGGAAATGGTGCATATACCAATGATGAAAAATTATTACAATCAATTGCAGAATCTACTTCAACCATTTCAAATTTTAGTGCATCACTAGCAAATAGTGTAACAATCACAAATTCTGACGGAAATTTGGTTGGTACTAATATTACACTGGTAAGTGGTAGTATTTTTGCTCTAAGATCTTCAACTGGATGTGGAACACAAGTTTATCTTAAAGGTGTAATCAGTGGTTCATTTGGTAAAATTACAGGAACATTTACACCTACTTGGACTGCTCCAGCTGATCCATGTAATCCAACTGCAGTAGCAGTTAAACCAAGAGTATTAGCAGTATTAGCAAATACTCAATATGGTACATTGGATAGCAGTTTCAATGCTCCTGGTTTTAGTGGTTCATCATTGACTCAAAAAATACCATCTTCTGGAAATTATAGTGGGTCTGTTACAGGTAATCCAACATCATTGAGTGATTTCCAATTAATATTGGCGCAAGATACTTCTTTAATCGGATATTATGATTTTTCATTAAATCCAGCAGATTCAAATTATATTACAAATGTATTTGGAAATGATGCAACGGTTGGTAATCAAGACGACCAAGTTTCTGGTGCTAAGATTGAAGCAGCTTATTTGTATAAGACATTCGAAGATTCAATCCAAAAAGTAAATGATGAATTAAACACTGGTGGATGGAAAGTATATGGTGCATATCTACCATCCAGTTCATTCGCAACTGGTGAAGTATTAAAGTTTACTGATCAATATTCAACAAACTTGAATGCCGGTGATTCCCAATATGGTCTAACAAGTGCAGCAACACCTTGGATTCTTTCACAAGGAATTGCTCCTTGGAGTGGTAATGCAAATCCAGGTTCTGTAACAAAATATCAATTGTTTAAAGTACACACTTTGAGTGATGGCACAAATACAAATAAACAATATAAGATTGAAATCAGCAATGTTAAATTGTCTGGTACTGTTGCAGGAAGTGATTGGGGTTCATTCACACTTGCAGTAAGATCTTATAGTGATACTGATAAGAAGCCAAAGTATTTGGAAATCTTCCAAAACTTGAGTCTAGATCCAAATTCTTCAAACTTTGTTGCTCGTAGAATCGGTGATAGATACAATTTTATTACTTATGCCGGTAAGATCATTGAATTTGGTACTTATACAAATTTGAGTAAGTATGTAAGAATTGAAATGGCTACTATACCATATCCAGTATCTGCTGTTCCTTATGGCAATGAAGCTTATGTTACTCCACTTGGAGGTACAATTGGAGATTATGTTCCAGTAGTACAATATAGCAAAGCAAGTATTTACGGAATGGCTCCAGGTAAATATGCGTCTGGTACTGTAATGAGTGACATTCCACTTGGTGCAGATAGTGAATTGACTTCTCTATATCCAACCAGTTCTGCAAATGCAGGTGTAAAGGTTGATACAGAACAATATTTTGCTCCTCTACCATTTGGTGCTACTGTAGGATATAATATCGCATTTGACTTGGAATCAACAAGTTCTAATGTTGGTACAGGTTCACTACTCGCTGCTTCATTGAGCGGAAGCATTCCTTCAACATATGATGCAACTAACGAAGCTACATATGTTAAGATGCGTAAATTCGTAGTTGGATTCCAAGGCGGATTTGATGGTCAATCACCAGCAATTCCAATTAATGTTGGAAGTGACATTATCGCAGGTAATACTCAAGGTTTGAATTGTACAAATATCAATAGTGCAGGTTCAATCGCTTACAAACAATGTGTAGGTGCTCTTGGAAATGCCGATGAATTTGACATCAACTTGATCGTAACACCAGGTATTTTCCACGAACAACACAGTTATGTTACTGACTTGGTAACAGATATGTGTGAAGCCCGTGGTGATACATTCTACATCATGGATAACATTGTGTTCCCATCAAGCAATCAAACAGTAGGATTGATTGATGCCGCAGTAAACGATGTATCTACAATTGATAGTAGTTATGTTTCTACATATTATCCTTGGGTTAAGATTCTAGACACTAACTTGAACAAGATTGTAAGTGTACCTCCTTCAGTAGTAATGCCAGCAGTTTATGCTGCTAATGACAATGCTGCTGCTGAATGGTTCGCACCAGCCGGTTTAAACCGTGGTGGAATCGCACAAGCAGTTCAAGTTCTAGACAGAACAACTCACGGTGAAAGAGATACATTGTATGAAGGTCGTGTAAATCCAATCGCAGCATTCCCTGGTCAAGGTATCTGTGTATGGGGTCAAAAGACACTTCAAATTCAACCAAGTGCTCTTGACAGAGTAAATGTTCGCAGATTGTTAATCGCACTTAAGAAGTTTATTGCAAGTAGCAGTAAGTTCTTGGTATTCGAACAAAATGTAGCTGCTACAAGAAATCGTTTCTTGAGTATCGTAAATCCATATTTGGAATCAGTACAACAACGCAGTGGATTGTACGCTTTCCAAGTTGTAATGGATGATACAAACAATACTCCTGACTTGGTTGATAGAAATATCCTATACGGACAAATCTATCTACAACCAACAAAGACTGCTGAATTCATCGTACTTGACTTCAACATTCTACCAACAGGCGCAACCTTCCCTAATGGTTAAACAACGCTAAACAACGAACCCCACTTAGAAATAAGTGGGGTTTTTTCTTTGTTAAATCTATTTATATTGTACGATGATTAAGCTAACTGACTTATTATTAGAAGCACAAATGCCTTCTAGTGAACAAGATATGGATTTTTATGCGAAAAAGTATAAGAAAACCATTGATTATTTAAGAAATAAGAATAAAGTACTATTATTGACTACCAGTAATAGATGGTCACAACACAAAGAAGATGTACCTAAAAGCAATCAACTAGCTACTAAAATTCAAGATTTATTAGGCAAAGAAAAGGTAACTCTTATAGACACTACCAAACTAAATATATTTCCATGTGAAGGTAATGTAAGTAGCAATAGAGAATTTGGTGGCAATCATTGTGGAACTGCAAAAGCATTATTAAAAGATAAAGAAAAGAATCCGAGTGGATATCATCGTTGTTGGGCTAGTATAAATGAAAAGAACGATGAATTATGGAAAATAAGTAAAGAATTATTTGAAAGTGATACCGTTTTATTTTTTGCTAGTATAAGATGGGGACAAGCAAATGGATATTATCAAAAATTAATTGAAAGATTAACTTGGATTGAAAATAGACATAGTAATTTGGGAGAGAAAAATATAGTAAAAGATATTGATGCTGGTTTCATTGCAACTGGACAAAATTGGAACGGTAAAGATGTAACTGAAACACAAAAAGAAGTACTTCAATTTTTTGGATTCAAAACACCAAATGAATTATTTTGGAATTGGCAATTTACTGATAATACATTGGATGAAACAACTCGTTCATATAATAAAGCGATAACTGTATTTGATAAAACATTTTTAAAACCATATGATAAAGCTGAATAACTTAGAACAATTTTTGGTATCTAATATATTGATAAACGAAGCTACTCGTATAGATCATGCCGAAGATTTAATTTTTTGGGAAGGATCAAAAGGAGCAATTCGTTCCATTAAAAGTTTTATTGAATTAGAACAAGGGGGATATAAAAATGTTACAATGAAATGGGATGGTTCTCCTGCGGTTGTATTTGGCAGAAATGACGAAGGTAAATTCGTATTGACAGATAAAAGTGGATTTGTTGCTAAAGGATATAATGGTAGACCAACTTCACCGGAAGAATTGGAACAAATGTTTTTGAATAGAGGTAAAAGTGTTAAAACAGACGAATATAGATTTTTCGTTCAAAATATGAAAAATGCATTTTCAATATTTGAATCCGCAGTTCCATCTACATTTAGAGGTTATTTTAAGGGAGATTTGTTATATTTTAATACGCCATTAATTGAAAATGGACGATATGTTTTCAAACCAAATATTGTAACTTATGCAGTTGATATTAATTCCGAGTTGGGACGAAAAATTGCTCAAAGCAAAGCTGCGGTTGTAGTTCACAGAGAAGTGGATAGTTTTGGAAATGAAACTGCAATTACAAATTACAATATATTTCAAGGTAAACAATTATTGGTAATACCACCTATATCTGTAAATAATCCACCAGATGTAAATGAAAAAAGATTAAAAGATATTATACTTTATATAAATAAACATGCTAGAAATATAGATGATTTTATTAATCCTTCTAAATTGGCTAGTATGAAAATGACTAATTTTCCAGATATTTTATATAAATATTTGAACAGTAAAGTTGATACTGGATTAGTGAATATTGGTGATGATTTTATACAATGGGTAGATCAAAGTAATCTTACAGGAGCGATGAAGAAAAAGATTACTGATTATGTTAGTAGTAATCGTGACGGATTTGAATCTTTATGGAAAGTAGTTGTAGAAATAATGTCAGTCAAAGAAGAAATTATTAATCAAATCGATAATCAAGATACTGAAATTAAATCATATATAGGCAATGAACCAGGAGGCGAAGGTTATGTATTCTCTCACCCAGAAGGTGATATTAAGTATGTTTCTCGTTCCAAATTCAGCGCAGCAAATAGAGCTGCACATAAACAACCTATTGATGAAGGTGGTTGGTTAAAACCAGAATTAACTTCCAAAACAGTTTTGTCTCCAGATACTATTGAAAAAGCAACTGAAAAATTTAAGGATTTTTTAGCTGATTTGAATATGTTTTTAAGTAATGTACCGTTGGCTCCAATAAAGGATTATCAAATATTAGGTTCTGCTGGGTATTATAAACAAGACCAACAAGACAAAAAAGAAATAACATATGGTGATATTGATGTAATGGTTGTTATACCTATTGAATCAAAAGATGATGTCACCGATACAAAAAAAGAATATATAAATAATGTAATTAAATTTATTGAAACAAGTGGTCAAAATTATATTGATATTGAAAGTGCAAAGAGATCTGACGGTAAACAAATTATAATTAAAATTGAAGAAGACACTTGGGTTCAATTAGATTTATTATATACTACAAAAATATATAAAGATTGGTTTGCTACTAGATTTACTCCAGAAAGAGGTATAAAAGGATTTACAATGGGAGGAATGTACTCTGCATTGGCAGAAGTTCTTAATATTAGAATTGGTGATACAGGTGTAAGAGCTAAATTTAAGGATGGTAAGATTGTATCTCCAATGTTAAGAAAAGATGTTGTAGATAAATTAATATCAAACAGTCCTCGTACATTTTTAAGAGATTTGGCAGACTTTTTGGCTGAATTGTTTAATAAAAAAATTACTATTATTGACCCAAATTTATCTGCACATAGTGGTGTAAATCCACAGGATGTTAAATTAAAAGATTTGACTACAGGAGTTCTAGGATTTGCAAGAACTCTTGATAAGAATGGCATTCTTTCAGATTTAGGATTTGATTATGCATCATTTATCAAAGCTATAAAAGACAAATATGCCGAAAAAATGATTGAACAATATTCAAAGAAAGAAAAGAAAGCAACCACACCAGAAACTCAAGCATCAATTGATAAAATCAAAAAACACGCTGATATAGGAAACAAAATCGTAAACGATATATTGAGAGAATTTTTAATTACGGAAGGTGGTAATGCAGTAGCTGCAAATAGTGAATTGCCAAAACAGTATTTGGATTCTACCGTAAAAAACGGTTTGAAAATATGGAATCTTGATTCTTTAAAATATGAAATAATCGGAAACAAATCAAAACCAATATTGGGTGATATTGATGTTGCAGTATCTACAGAACAATTGAATGAATTGCTTGGTATAAATTATGATTATGATAAAAAGTCATTTTATGAAAAATTAAAACAACATGTAGAATCAAATACTCCATCAAATGTACCAACACCTGCTTTTAAAATAAATACAGGATTGGACCAATTGCATTTGAATGTTCCTATTGTAGATGAAGATGGCAATCCAGTAAAATCCACAGAAATACCAAATGAAGATGGTTATGTACAAATTGATTTGATGATTGGTGATTTAAATTTCATGATTAAGGCTTTATCCGGAGCACCAGAATCAAAATATAAAGCTGCGTTAAGAAATATTCTATTAATGAATATTATGTCACATAGTTATGAACCAACCGAAGATCCAAATAAGATGAAGAGATATCAATTTAATTGGAAAAAAGGTCTTCAAAGTGCGGATGTTATAACAAATGAAAAAGGTAAACAAGAAAAACAAAATATAAAAACTGTTTATACTGATATGGACGATGTTGCTGAATTTTTATTTGGCAAAAATGTAACATTTAATGATATTAACACTTTAGAAAAACTAATTAAATTAGTGAAAGGTAATACTTTTCGTTATAAAAACAAAAGAACTGAAATCTTAAATGATTTCAAAAAGGAATTGGATAGATTAAAAGTAAAGTTATGAAAAGAGCAACAGGAAAAAGCAATCTCGACATAGTTAAAGATTATGTTGAGGGAAACCGCCCATTTATTCAAGTTGGTTATGATCCTAACTTGAACAACAGTAAAAGAAAAGAAGGTGAAGAATGGGAAGATGGTCAAGGAAATAAATGGGTTTGGAAAAATGGAAGTAAAAGAAAAGTATCCAAACTCGGACAAATAAAAATTGATCAAAGATGTAGTATCTGTAATGCAGATATGAAATTTGGCAATTATTTAGATGATAGATTTTATCCTAAAACAGGCAAGTGTTATGATTGTACTATTTCATTTGATAGTAAATTAAAAGTATTAGGTGTTTATGCGGACTATGAAAGATATAAAATCTATAATAGTATGCTTTCAGAAATGAAAGATTTTAAGAAAAATATTACTGATAGTATTGAATATTTGGAAAAGAATCCAGAAGAAAAGTTACAATTTTTTAATGATGATGGTAGTCAAGAATTCTGGACGGATGATACTACACAAATACAAAAAGTATTGTCTGATTTAAAAGAAGATTTGAAAAATGTTGAGGAAAATATTGCAAAAGCAAACGAAGAATTGACTAAATTAAATTATAATCCAGAAATAGAAAAGAAAGCCAAACAAATGGTTTTGGATAAATTAAATCAATGAGTACTCCAAAGACACTTAAAGAAGTAATTAAGGAGGAATATAAGAAATGTCTTGTAGATCCAATTTACTTCATGAAAAAGTATGTTAAAATTCAACATCCTATTCGTGGAACTGTAAACTTTGATTTATATCCATTTCAAGAAAAAACTTTAACTGATTTAGTAGACCACGATTTTAATATCATATTAAAGTCTAGACAAATGGGTATTAGTACATTAACCGCCGCATACAGTTTGTGGTTAATGGTATTTCATAAAGATAAAAATGTTCTTTGTATTAGTATTAATCAAGAAACATCTAAAGAAA